GGCGTGAACTTCACCAGCGCCGAGCTGACGATGCAGTTGGACGACTTTGCAGATCGCGTGCTGAAGCCTCGTATCAGCCAGTTGGCATCGTCCATTGACGCTGATGTGGCTAATGCTTACAAGTCAATCTTTTCGGCTGTTGGCACCCCAGGCACGACCCCTGGCACCTCGCTGGTTCTGCTGCAAGCGCAACAGAAACTCAACGAGAACGCAACGGTTATGTCGCCACGTTACGCCACCGTCAACCCTGCGGCAAACGCAGCTTTGGTTGAAGGTATGAAAGGCCTCTTTAACCCAACCGATACTGTTTCAAAGCAGTTTAAGAACGGTATGATGGGCACCGGCGTGCTTGGCTTTGATGAAGTCAATATGTCGCAGTCGATCAAGCAGCACACTACTGGCTCACGTTCTACGACTGACACGATTTTGGTTAACGGTGCTGTCAGCACACAAGGCCAAGCAACGATTAACCTTGACGGTGGTACTGGCTCGGCAACGATTGCTGTTGGCGACATTTTCACCATTGCTAATGTGTTCTCAGTCAACCCACAGACCCGTGAGTCTACTGGTTCGTTGCAGCAGTTTGTTTGCACCGCCACCGCTACTGCATCTTCTGGTGCTTGGACGAGCGTTGCGATCAGCCCACCAATCTATACCAGCGACAGCGCTCTGGCTACTGTTAACAGCTTCCCCGCTGATAACGCTGCCGTGACCTTCTTGGGCGCTGCTTCTACGCAGTTCGCTCAGAATTTGGTCTACCACAAGGACGCCATCACGTTTGCCACCGCTGACCTCTTGCTGCCGCAAGGTGTTGACATGGCTGCGCGTGCAAATCATAACGGTATCAGCCTGCGCGTTGTTCGCCAGTACGACATCAACAACGACCGTATGCCTTGCCGTATTGACGTTCTGTACGGCTTCAGCACTATTCGTCCACAAATGGCCTGCCGGATTTGGGGCTAATTCTTAATTTTTAGGAGCAAATATCATGGCACTTCCTAGTATTGGTGGCGGTCAGCAAATTGGCGACGGCAACCTGAATGAGATTCTTCTTGGTTTTGATGCGGCTCCACAGACTGCAACTGCAACCGCAACGCTGACTGTTACTCAAATCACCAACGATATTTTGATTGGTAACCCTTCCACTACCGCAGCAAGCTACACTCTGCCAACCGCAGCATTGATTGACGCTACGCTCACCAATGCCAAGGTCGGCAGCACGTTTGACTTGATCATCATCAACTTGGGCACTTCAACGGGCCTGATTACGGTGGTTGTTGGCACGGGTATCACAGCAGTTGGCAACTTGGTTGTGGCTATCACCGGCAGCGCTGCTGGCGTTGGTGGCGCGGCACGATTCAGGTTCCGCAAAACTGGTGATGCTGCCTACACGGTGTATCGCATCGCATAAAAGAGGGGGCTTCGGCCCCCATTTTTCAAAGGATTAGAACATGGGTAATACCAAATCAATTGGCGTTGCGTTTAGCGACCCCGACCTGGTGGCTGGCACGACGATCACGGGCGCTGTTATTGACGCTACGTCAAAGATTGCGTCTAATATCGCCAGCGGTTTTTCGGAGATGCAGCAAGGCGCGACTATCGCCACCACCGGCAACAGCGATGTGTACATGATTGCTGATGCGGCTGGTGTGCTTACCGGCGCTCGTTTTTCGGGTACTGATGCGTTGGCTGCGAGTGACACCAACCACATCACGTTCTCGATTACCAACTTGGGTACTGGCGGCGCTGGTTCAGCCGCTATGTTGGCGGCTACTGATGCCAATACGACCAAGGTTACTGGTGGAACCGCGCTGACGGCGAACGCCGCTCGCTCGTTGACGCTCAATGGAACCGCAGCCAATCTGGTTGTGGCCGCTGGTGATCGCCTGCGTATCCGCGCAGCCGCAACTGGTACGCTTGCCAATACGGTGACGTTCCCGGTTTACAACCTAACTTTTAGCGTTGCATAATTGTAAAAAGGAGGGGTAGTCATGACGACTGCTGGAGATCAGATCAACGCCGCTTTGCGGCTTTTGGGTGTTCTGGCAGAAGGCGAGACTACCTCCCCCGACGCATCTCAGGATGCGCTTGCGGCGCTGAACCAGATGATCGATTCGTGGTCAACTGAGCGTCTGATGATCTACAACACCCTTGACCAAGTGTTCACTTGGCCGTCGGGTGTGATTGAGCGCACGCTCGGGCCTACGGGCAACTTTATTGGCGTGCGGCCTGTGTTGCTGGACGATTCGACGTACTACCGCGACCCAGGCACCAATGTTTCGTATGGCATAAAAATGATCAACCAACAGCAGTACAACGGTATTGCTGTCAAGACGGTGACAAGCACCTACCCGCAGGTGATCTTTGTCAACATGACTTTTCCCGACATCACCATGACCATCTATCCCAAACCTACACGGGATTTGGAGTGGCACTTTGTATCGGTGCAGCAACTGGCGGCACCCGCCACGCTGGCAACGCAGATTTATATGCCGCCGGGTTACTTGCGGTGTTTCAAGTACAACTTGGCCTGCGAGATCGCGCCTGAGTTTGGCGTCGAGCCATCGCAGACAGTTCAGCGCATTGCCATGACCAGCAAGCGCAACCTCAAGCGCATCAACAACCCTGATGATGTGATGTCGATGCCGTATGCGATTGTGGCGACTCGCCAGAGGTTCAATGTGTACTCTGGTAATTTTTAATTACTAAATGGTACACGCGGCATGGTACTTTCGTTTTGCTTCAAGGTAGACTTGATGAGCTTCTTCTGGTGTGCTGTAGTCGCCAAGCCATTTAGTCTTTCCGTTGACAGACATGCTGGCACGCCATTTATTTTGAAACCAAATCACGCCCATAAAGCCAGATTTGTTGCGGCGATTGGGCTTGCGAACATTCTGCGAATTGCCGTCTGCAAAAACATCGCGCAAGTTTTCAATTCGGTTATCCGCTTTGTTGCCGTTGATGTGATCTATCAGACCTTTAGGCCATTCCCCGTGCGTGTACAGCCACGCCAAACGATGCGCTTTGTAGATGCGGCCAACAATGCCAATGGTGATGTATCCGATACGTTTTTCAACACACCCCGCGACATCGCCTGCTTTGACCGCTCTGCTTGGCCGAATTTTCCATACAAACGCGCCCGTCTTAGCGTCATAATCAAGCGTTTCTTTCAACTGCGCTGCCGTCAATGTCATTTTGCATCCTTAGTAATGATGCACAAATGCTATCACGCTAACTACTAAGGCGCAACCATGCACACGCCTATTCTGGGCAGCAGCTATGTGGCCCGCAGCGTCAACGCTGCGGCAAACCGCATGGTGAATCTTTTTCCAGAAGTGATCCCAGAAGGCGGCAAAGAGCCTGCTTTCCTTAACCGAGCGCCTGGGCTGGCGTTTCTCCAGACCGTTGGCACTGGCCCGATCCGAGGCTTGTGGGCGCATCAAACCAACGGCTCAGACTTCTACGTTGTCTCGGGCACAGAGGTCTACAAACTGACCTCCACCACCGGCACGCCGGTCAAGCTGGGCGATGTGTCCGGTACGGGGCCGGTCAGCATTGCAGACAACGGCACGCAGATTTTCTTTGCCTGTAACGGCCCAAGCTACATCTACAACGAAGTCACCAACGTCTTCCAGCAGATCACCGACATTGACTTTCCCGGCGCAAAGACGGTCGGCTACTTGGACGGCTACTTTGTCTTCAACGAGCCAACCGGACAACAAATTTGGGTGACTAGCCTGCTGGATGGTTTGTCAGTTGACCCGTTGGATTTTGCCAGCGCAGAAGGATCGCCTGACGGATTGGTGGCTGTCAACATTAACAACCGCGAAGCGTGGTTGTTTGGGTCTGACTCGGTTGAGGTCTGGTACGACGCAGGCTTGGCCGACTTTCCGCTGACCCGAATTCAAGGCGCGTTTTCTGAAGTTGGTTGCGTTGCAGCCTACTCAATTGCCAAGTTGGACAACTCGCTGTTCTGGCTGGGCACCGACGCTCGCGGCCAAGGCATTGTCTACCGCACCGCTGGCTACAACGCGCAGCGCGTCAGCACGCACGCGATTGAGTACGCTATTGCCCAGTATGCCGACATCAGCACGGCTGTGGCATACAGCTATCAGCAAGAAGGCCACGCCTTCTATGTGTTAAGTTTTGCCGAGGCCACTTGGGTGTTTGATGTGGCGACAAGCGCATGGCATGAGCGTGCCGGGTTTGAGGCTGGTGAGTTCACCCGGCATCGGTCAAACTGCCAATGCAACTTCGGCGGCACAATTATTGTTGGCGACTACGAGAACGGCAACATCTACGCATTTGATTTAGATGTCTATGCCGACAACGGTGAGATTCAGAAATGGTTGAGGTCTTGGCGGGCAATCCCCACCGGACAGAACAACCTCAAGCGCACCGCGCACCATGCGTTGCAATTGGATTGCGAGTCTGGCGTTGGGTTGGACTATCTGGATGCGATAGACACAACAGAGATGATGAAGCCCCGTGTCATGTTGCGGTGGTCAGACGACGGCGGCCACACCTGGAGCAACGAACATTGGTCTGACATGGGCCAAATTGGTCAGTTCAGCCACCGTGTGTTCTGGCGGCGTCTAGGCATGACGCTCAAGCTGCGAGACCGAGTTTATGAAGTGTCGGGCACCGACCCGGTGAAGGTTGCTATCATGGGCGCTGAGCTTCAAGTCAGCGGAACCAATGCCTAACAACATTACCCAGATTCCCGCGCTGCGGGTGCCGCTTATCGACGAAAAAACCGGGTTGATCTCGCGTGAGTGGTATCGGTTTTTTATCAACATATTTACGCTAACCGGCGAAGGCTCCAACACCTTTTCCCTGTCTGATTTGCAAGTCGGCCCGCCGCCGGTTGAGCCAGTTAACTCGGTGTTTACTTCGTCAACTGCTGGCTTGGCCCCCGCAAGCGGCGGTGGCACAACCAACTTTCTTAGGGCAGACGGCACGTTTGATGTTCCTAGCGGCGTTCCTGCTGCTCCGACTACCGCTATCCAGTTTAATAATGCTGGCGTTTTTGGTGGCAGCGCAAACTTTACCTACGATACCGGCACGAACACGTTTACTGTTGGCCCCGCAGGGGCGACAACAACGATTGAAACGCTGGCTCCAACAGGCGCTACTGTTGTGGGGACTTTGCTGATTAGGGGTAAAAACGCCAGCGCGACTAACGGAAACGGTGGGGGTTTGCAGTTTGTTAGCGGAAATGGACTAGGTACTGGCGTTGGTGGAGACTTTGATTTTCTTTGCGGTTTAGGCCCATCTGGTTCTGGAAGTATTATTTTTCGCACCAACAGTTTTACGGTAATCAAAGCAACAGAAAACCTTACTCCCGCTCCGCAACTAGGCTTTTATGGTGCAACTCCTGTTATAAAAGCCGCCGCGTACACCAAGACTTATTCCACCGCATCTAGAGTTATTCCTGTTGCGACGTTCACAAACCTTGTCACCACAGCGGCAACAAACGTCTCTCCTTACGGATTCACCACGCAAGCGCAAGCAGACGCAATTGCCACGAAGGTCAACGCTCTGGCAGCAGATGTGCTGATACTGAAGCAGTTGATTGTTTCGCTTGTTAACGACTCGTCAACAACCCTTGGGGTTGGTTTGAACGCAACTTGAGGCTCTTATGACCGCCGTACTTACGCCAGCACCCAAAGCCCAGTTCTTTACCAACAATGGCGAGCCGCTGGTCGGCGGCAAGCTGTACAGCTACGCTGCGGGCACCACGACGCCCCTGGCGACGTACACGACCTACGCGGGCAACGTAGCCAACACCAACCCGGTCATCTTGGACTCGCGCGGCGAGGCGAACGTCTGGCTTACTAGTGGTGTGCTGTACAAGTTGGCGCTGTACGACGCCGACAACGCGCTGATCTGGACGGTAGACAATGTTTCTTCTAGAGATGACGGCATTTTTACTGGCCCTGTTGCGGGCACCACAGCCACGTTCAGCGGGGCGCTTACTGCTGCGTCAGGCACATTCAGCGGGGCGCTTACTGCTGCGTCAGGCACATTCAGCGGGGCGCTTACTGCTGCGTCAGGCACATTCAGCGGCAACGTGCAAATGGCCTCTGCCAATGGCGGGGCGCTTGCTGGCCTGCGCAATCGCGTGACCAACGGAAATTTTTACGTTGACCAACGCAACGCCGGCGCATCACAGACCATCACCGCAGCCGCAGCACTAGCCTACACGGTAGACCGTTTTTACGCCTATTGCACAGGCGCAAACGTCACCGGCCAGCGCGTTGCAGGCACAGCGCCCAACGCCTTCTTGTATCGCTTTACAGGCGCTGCATCAGTCACCAAGATTGGCTTTGCCCAACGCATTGAAAACGTCAACTGCCAAGACCTTGCGGGCAGCACCGCAACGCTGTCGGTTGATTTGTCTAACAGCTTGTTGAACACCGTTACTTGGACAGCGTCGTATGCCAGCACCGCCAACACGTTTGGCACGCTTGCAAGCCCAACAGTCACGTCTATTGCAACAGGCACGTTTACTGTTAATTCAACGCTAACCCGATACAGCGTAAATATATCCATTCCATCAGCAGCAACAACAGGAATTCAAGTTGAATTGAGTGTTGGAGCGCAAACCTCTGGAACGTGGAATATTGGAAATGTTCAGTTGGAATTTGGTACTACTGCCACGCCATTTGAGCAACGTCCGATTGGGGTGGAGTTGGCGTTGTGTCAAAGGTATTTTGAAACTATTCGTTACCAAACAAGTTCTGTTATTGCTGTTTGTCAGGCAACTTCTACAACGGCAGCGTCTGGTTTTGGAACCAATTTTGCAGTTACCAAAATAAGTACACCAGCCGTTATTTATGGAACTGGCAGCGCAAACGCATTAACCGCAACAGGAGGTAACGCAGGCGGGACTATTTTGGCATCAGCACCCAACGTAAATAACTTCAACTGGTCTGTTACATCGGCGTCTGGTTTGGTTGCTGGAAATGCTGTAATTATAAATTGTGCTTCGACGTTAATTTTGCAAGCATCGGCGGAGTTGTAAACCATGAACTACCAACTTACAAAAACAACCGACGTTTTTCGCTCAGACGGTTGGGTTATTCCCGCCGACCCTGCAAATACGTTTTACCAAGAATATCTGCAATGGCTTGCCGAAGGCAACACGCCTGACCCTTATGTGCCACCACCGACACCCATCCCTGCGTCGGTGACGCGCTTCCAAGCCCTTGCCACGCTCGCCGCTGGCGGCTACTTGGACACCGTTCGCACCTACATCAACACGCTGGATCAGAACAATGTCCAGCGGCTTGCGTGGGAAAATGCGACGGATTGGGAGCGCACCAGCCCGACGCTGAACGCGCTTGCCCAGATGCTTGGCTTGACTGATACTGAAGTTGATGATCTGTTTGTGGCGGCTGCACAGGTGAGCGCATGACCGTCACCGCAAAAGTTTTGGTTCCGGCCAAGACGGCGGAGGCGGCGCAGACACGGCAGTACACCGCGTCGGGCGTGACAACAATCATCGACAAATTTACCGCGACAAACTACAGCGCCAGCGCTGCGACGATTAGCGTAAACTTGGTAACGGCAGCAGGTACGGCCAGCGACGACAACCTTATTACCAAGGCTAGAACGCTGCAACCGTCTGAGGTGTACACTTTCCCCGAGCTTGTCGGCCAGGTGCTGTCGCCGTCGGCGTTCATCTCAACTCTTGCTGGCACGGCCAGCGCGATCAACATCCGGGTGTCAGGACGTGAAATTACATGAAAATAGCCGTTGAAAAATTAACGTCTGAGGTGTTTGCTGAAATTGCTCTTCTTGGACAAGAGGCTTGGGATGAGTGCAGCGAGATCAAGAAGGACACTTGTTCGTTTCATGGTGAACGAGGCTTTAAGATTGAACCCTTTGAGGCTCGGTACTTAGACCTTGCGGAAAATGATTTGTTGCTAACTTTTGTATTGCGTGACGACGAAAATGTGCTGCAAGGGTATGCTTTTGCAATTTTCTATCAAAGTCTGCACCACGCTCCCGTAAGCTGCGCGAACGTAGACACCTTCTATCTGCGCCCTGCTGTTCGCACTAGAATACGCAGCTTCATCGCGTTGATGGAAGAACACTTTGAGGCACGAGGTGTCGTGGTGGTTGGATGGCCTGTGTCCCCTAGCGGCGGACTGTTTGGCATACTTAAAGCTCTTGGGTACGCGCCCGATGACGTAATTATGGAGAAACGTATATGTGCATTGCAGCAGCCATAGCAGGTAGCGCCGTTGTAGGCGCCGCCGCGTCAAAATCAGCCGCCAAAAAGCAGTCAAAAGCCGCAGGCAAAGCGGCTGATATATCGCAAGAGCAATACTATCAGACCCGCGAAGACCAGATGCCGTTTTTGGAGGCTGGTTACGGTGCGTTAAATCGTATGAATCAACTGCTTGGGTTGGGCCCAAAGTATGACCAATCGTTTGGCAATTTTAACGCCGCTGCGTATCTTGCTGCTAACCCTTCTTTGGAAAATAGTTTAGGTAGGTTTACAAGTGGCCTTGAACAAGTAGCTTACGATGATTTTTTATCAAAAGGCGCGAACCAAAACCAATTTCTTCGCAATCAAACGCCTGTTGCCGATTACGGAAAATACGCCCGCGATTTTTCAATGAAAGACTTTACAACTGACCCAGGCTATGCGTTTCGGATGCGCGAAGGTTTGAAGTCACTAGACCGCCAAGCAGCAGCGCGTGGCGGCTTGATTTCTGGCGGGGCGTTGAAGGCCGCGCAACGCTACGGGCAGGATTTGGGGTCGCAGGAGTACATGAACGCCTTTAACCGCTACCAAGTGAACCGCTCCAACCAACTGACCCCATTGCAGTCGATGGCTGGTATGGGGCAAACTACGTCTCAACAGTTGGGCAACGCAGGACAGACCTACGCTGGTCAAGCAGGCGCCGCTTACGGCGCAGCAGGTCAAGCGCAAGCATCTGGCATGATGGGCATGGCAAACGCAGCAGCAGGCGGTCTGGGGCAGTATTTGAACTACACAAGTAACAACAGTCTGTTGGATGCGATAAAGAACCGCCCAGCCTGAGGATAAAACCATGCCACTCGTTGACCCAAACATCGCTATGAGCTACAGGGGCATTGAACTGCCCAACCAGTTGGCGCAGTACGGCCAAGTGCAGCAGATTCAGAACGCGCAGAACCAGAACAGGCTGGCTAACGCGCAGATGCAAGAGTACGAGCGGGCGCGTACCGAAGCCGAGGGTCTGCGTAACTACCTTTCCGGCGCAGACTTGACTGACCCTACCGCGCGTGCTGGGCTGGCGCGGTTTGGCGAGTCAGGCCTGAAGTACGGCAAAGCGTTGACCGAGCAAGAAACGGCGGCGCTTACGCAAAGGGAAACAAAATTTAAGATTGCAAAAGCCAGACAAGATTTTATGGCCCAAACTTTGCGGGACATCAGCAGAAATCCATCTGACGCCAACATCACGGCGTACATGGAAGATTTGGCGTCTAGCCCGCTGTTTTCCGCCGAAGAAAAAGCAGGAATAACTTCAACCGCAAGTCGAATTTTGGCTATGCCGATTGACCAGCGCGGCGCGTTTATGGCATCTCAAGGCGCTAGCGCAAGCGATCTGAAACCAAGTTATCGCGAAATTGATCAAGATGGGCAATCCCTTCTGCTTGAAACACCCGCAACAGGCGGCGCTCCTGTGGTTCGCGGTATTTACGCCAAAGTTCCCCTGCCAGAAAATGTTGTGGGGCAGAAAAGAGATATTGCACAAGCCGGACGACCAGAAGGCGCAAGAGTGTATCTGCCGCCGCAGCCGAAAGCAGAACAGGAAAAACGCGGCGAGTTGCTGGTCAAGCAATACGGCGCGGTTTCAGATCAAGCGGGTATCGCCATTAAAACACTACCGGCTATTCAGTCCAACCTAGCCATTCTTGACAAAGGTTTTGACACCGGTTTCGGTACTGAAACGCAAGCCGCTGCCGCTAAAGTGCTGGGCGCGCTGGGCGTCGCGGATGCTGAGAAGTACGCCACCAACGCGCAAACCTTTTCTGCTAACGCTACGCAAGCGGTGTTGCAGAAGCAGCTTGAGCAGAAAGGCCCGCAGACGGAATCTGACGCGCAACGTATTACGCAAATCGGCGCGCAACTGGGCAACACCAAGGAAGCCAATAAAATCTTGCTCACCGTCGCTCAAGAGCAACTCAAGCGTGATGTCGAGCAGCGCAACTTCTACGACAAGTGGTGGAAGACCAACAAGACCTACGACGGCGCGGAAGATGCGTGGTACGCAGGCGATGGCGGCAAGTCGCTGTTTGACCGGCCTGCGCTTAAAGACATTGGAAAATCGGCTGACAAACGAGAACCTTTAGATAAGATTTTTGCTAAGCCAAAAGGTTAAAAATGGCCGACCAGTTTCAAGAGCAGATCAAAGCCGCGCGTCGTGCGGGGTACACCGACGACGAAATTGTCGGCCACTTAAAAGGCCAAGACCCCCGCGTTAGCACCGCGCTGGAAAGCGGATATAACGCCAGCGAGATTCTTGGTTATCTTGCGCCGCCGCGCTCTACCGGCGAAGAAGTTGCAAGAAAGATCGGCGTTGCTGCGCGTGGCGCGTCAGAAGCCTTGGCACCAGTCGCAACAGGCGCGGCCACCGGATTCATGATGGGCGGCCCCGTAGGCGCGGGCGTGGGCGCGTTGGCGGGCGGGTTGGCTGTACCTGTGGCCGATCTAGCCGTACAAGGCTACAACCGGCTGGCCGGTGGTAACGTCCAGATGCCTTCGCAAGTCATCTCCAATATGTTGCCTGGGCCACGGGCGGAAACGCCCACAGAACGAGTCGTTCAAGCCAGCGGCAGCGCGTTAGGAAACGTCGGAGGTTCAGTCGCGGCTGGCCGCGCTATTGTGAACGCTGGCCGATCCGCGTTTGGTATGCCTTCGCCCGTAGCACAACAAACGCTGAATATCGGCGAGGAGGCCGCGCGTCGTCCAGTAGGTCAGATCGTTGCGGCGCCGCTTGCTACCGCAGCAGGGCAGACCACAACAGAACTGACCGAAAACCCGCTGGCCGGTCTGGCTGTCGGCGCGGCTACTGGCATGGCGGCGGGCGTGCGGCCTGTCAAGCGCGGTGCAGTGCCTACCGCAGAACAACTGGCTACGCGGTCTAAAAAGAACTACGACATTTTGGAATCGTCAGGGTTTGAAATAGATTCCAAGCAATTTAACGACCACATGAGCGGAATGGCAGCCAAGCTGCGGTCTTCGGCAGGATACGACCCGCGCACCATGCCCGTCATAGATGCTGCGTTGGCGCAACTGACCGCGCCAGCGGCAAAAACGGTGGCTGAATTACAGACGCTGCGTACCATCGTAAGCAACGCGGCCAAAAGTAATAGCCCGCCCGAGCGTAAAGCGGCAAGCCAACTCTTAGATGATTTCGATGAGTATGTAATGAACGCGCCCGCCGTATCCGGCGACGCGAAAGCCGCGCAAGCGTGGAAAGAAGCGCGGGCTGACTATTCCAAGATGAAGAAAAGCGAGTTGATAACGGACATCATCGACAACGCTGAAGTGTCCCAAGGAACTAAAGACGCAAGCATCGCGGGTCAACTTTCTGCATTGGCAAAAAACCCTAAGAAGATGCGGTTTTTTTCTGCTCCGGAACAGGAAGCAATCCGTGAAGCCGCCAAGGGCGGGAACTTACAAGCTGCACTTCGCATAGCGGGAAAGTTTTCGCCGGTAACGCCAGCCGCCGCTATTTTCACCGCGTTCAATCCGTTTGGCGGCTACACTGCTGCCGCAGGTATGGCCGCTAAAGGCATGGCGGATGTGCGCCGCACCCAGCAAGTAAACAGGCTGGCGAGTCAGATGCGTCTGGGGGAGCGTCCGCCAGTCATTGAAGGCGCGATGGCAAACACGCCGGTGTTTGTAGCAAGAAACATCCAAAATATGCTTGCCCAACAAAATCAGCCATGAACTCACAAGACCTTCTTAACATAGCCTTTGGTGTGGCCTCCAGCGTGTTGGGCTGGTTTGCCCGCGAAATGTGGTCTGCGGTCAAGGAACTAAAAACTGATCTTGCTAAGCTGCGCGAGGAGTTGCCTCGGTCATACGTCATGAAAGAGGACTATCGCAGAGACATTTACGAAATCAAAGAAATGCTCAACAAGATATTTGACCGGCTTGACAATAAGGTTGACAAATGAATGAACTTCTTCGACTTCTGGGAAGCGTTGCCCCTGCTCTGGCGGGTATTGTTGCTGGACCTGCCGGCGGTGCTGCTGTGTCTGCTATTGCTCGGCACTTGGGAGTAGCGGATACCGTTGAGGCGGTGACGCAGGCAGTCAAGGCAGACCCAGACGCCGCGTTGAAGCTGGCGCAGATTGATCTGGAAACGATCAGAGTTCAGCACGCCAACACCGAAAACGCTCGGGCCATGCAAGTCGCTGCGCTGGCTCAGTCGGATGTGTTCAGCAAACGCTTCACGATGTACTTGACCTCGTTTTGGAGCATTGCTGCGGCGGTCTACATTGGCTTCATTACGTTCAGCATAATTCCTGAAACAAATGTCCGGTTCGCCGACACGATTCTCGGATTCATATTGGGCACGGTGATCGCAACCATGTTGAACTTCTGGTTTGGTTCCAGCATTGGCAGTAAGGAAAAAGATGCGCGAAAACTTTGAGAAAAGTTTAGCCGAGCTGCTCAAGCACGAAGGCGGTTTTGTCAACCACCCCAGCGATCCTGGCGGCGCTACCAACTTGGGCGTAACGCAGGCCGTCTGGGAGGATTGGATTGACCGCGCAGTTAGCGAAGAAAACATGAGGGCGCTCACGCCGTCCAAGGTCGCGCCGCTGTACAAAGAACTGTACTGGGACAGGATCAAGGGCGACAAGCTGCCAAGCGGCGTGGACTACTGCGTGTTTGATGCCGCCGTTAACAGCGGTGTGTCTCGCGCAGCTAAATGGCTCCAGACAACTGTTGGCGCTGTTGCAGACGGCGCGATTGGTGAGCAGACGATGAAACAGGTGTTGCTGACCAACCCCCAAATGATCGTTGATAAGTACAGCGCGATCCGGCTGGAGTTTCTCAAGGGTCGCAGCACCTGGCCCACGTTTGGCAAGGGCTGGGCGCGCCGGGTAGAAGAAGTCCGAGCCACCGCGCTGAAGATGTGTGGCGGCTAATCCTGCTCCTGCTAGCCGGATGCGCTAGTCCTCCTGAGGAGGACGATCTTTGGTACTGTCAGGAGCGGGGAGCGTATCTGTACTGTGTTCCTGAACGCTCCATCGATGTCCTGTCTGGCACTCGAAACGCCGGTAACGCCCATACGGTCGGGGGCGAGACTCGATGATCTTGGCGTGCCTGCCGCACTCAGGACATTTGATCACGCCAGGCTTTCAACATCAGTTTCAGGTCGGCCCGCAGCGCTTCGATCTCGGCCTGCTGCTCTTTGATCTTCTCGTTTGCTTCTTGGGCGAACTGCACCAGCGTCTCGCGCTGCCAGGCTTCAAATTCGTTCGGCATGATTTCGGATGTAATGCGTCAGAGCAACAACGTTTTGAGGGATGGGAGTTGGCACGGTGTAGCCAATCGCGGCCAAAGAACCCAGCACGATGCCTTCTGCCTTCTCTGGCGGCGCATCTTCGATCATCATAGCCACCAGCATGGCTCTGCGGAAGATCAGCATACCATCAGCCCTATGATCAAGATGGCCAGCAAGATCGTGACGCCGACGGCCAACCAAAACGTCCACACCTCAGCAGGGTCTGGGTCTTCGTCAATGTGATGGCTGGTGTATGGGCCAAAGGCCGACTGCATTGTGCGGTGATATTTATCGCTCATCAATAAGTCTCCTAAAGTTACTCAATTTGTTCCCCACATAATTTCGCTGTTGTGCCCTGCCACCTCTTTATGCGCCGCCCACTTGCCGGCCTTCTGCGCTGATTCATGGGGAAACGCAGGCCACGACCAACGCTCGCCGTCCCACCAGCGCCATGCGTTGTTCCAAGTCGGTGAACGGGTTCTCCACGCCGGATACCAGCCCGCTTCAGGCGGTTTTCCTTTGTTCCACTTCATACTGCGCGTGCCTTGGCCAAAAGTTCAATCCTCTCCCTCGACACCCTCAGGGCGCTGTAGCGTTGATGCAGGCGTTGCAGGAACATCGCCCTGCATCGGTTCTTCACTTCGTGCTCCAGCAAGACCCTCACCTTCTCCTCGTCGAAGGTGTTCAGGTGTTGATTCAGTACCCGCCAGTTTTCCAGTTCGTCCATTCAGTTCCTCGATTCTTTTTACGACTTTCGTATACCCACGTTGAGCGGCGTTCAACTGCCGCTGCCTGATCCTCAGTTCCGCTTTCGCGGCGAACAACTTCTCTTTCATTTAAGCGCCTCCATCGCGATGTCTGACACCGACCGCTTGTCTTCTAACGCCCGCACGATCTTCTCGTCCACAGTGCCCCTGGTGATCATCCGGTAGCACCAGACATCATGGCGCTGACCGCTGCGGTGCAGTCGCCCCACCGTCTGCTCGTAGAGTTCCAGCGACCACGGCAGCGAGAAGAACACGATATTGCTGCCGCCGTGCTGAAGATTCAGCCCGTGCCCCGCTGACTTGGGGTGGATCAGCAGCAGCTCTATCTTCCCGTCGTTCCAGTCATCAATCGAGCCTTCGATGGTTCTGGCCTTCGGGTAGCGGCGCTGGAGTTCTTCCAGTTCCGCTTGGAAATTGTAAACAACTATTGTATTGGCGCGTTGGTTTTCTTGCAAAAGATTGTCAAGCGCGTCGAATTTGTGTGGCGAGGTATGCACCGTCGTTTTGCTTTCGGCGTAAACAAACCCTGACGCCAGTTGCTGTAACTTAGCCGTGACGACGGCGGCGTTGGCAGCGATGGCGCGCTCATCACCGTAGCGCAGCACCATCTCTTGCTTCATTGCCTTGTAGTCGACCATGTCCATCTCGCAGTCAACGTCCACGGTGTGCAGCGGCGGCAGCTTGTCGGCGTACTCGCCTGGCTCCAGTACGAACGTGGCGTGCTTGATGCGCTCCATGACCATCTTGAGCGCGCCCGCGCGCGGCTCCCATTGGCCGAATTCCTTGTTGATAAGTACGAAATACTGTTGCTGAAACGCGCCCTTGCTGCGGCCCAGCAGGGATTGGTCGATGATCTTGCACTGACCGAATACGTCTTCCAGACCGTTGCTGGTAAACGATCCGGTCAAGCCCCACCTGATCTGGATCGGGTCAATGACTTTGAGCAGCGCCTTGAACCGCGCGCCGGATGGGTTCTTCAGCCGCGTGAGTTCGTCAAACACGATCCCGTCGAACGGGCGCATATTGTTCGACAGCCATTGCAGATTGTCGTAGTTGGTGACCGTAATGTCAGCGTCCTCCATCAGCGCCTTCAGCCGTTGCGCTGGCGTGCCGACGCATACAGCCACCGACAGGTTCGGCGCCCACTTCTTTGTCTCGGTCGGCCAGACCGACACGGCCACCCGTTTCGGGGCGACGACAAGGAACCTTCCAAGACCCTGCATCGCGGCCAGCGTGATGGCGGTCTTGCCCGCGCCCACAGGTGCGAGGATCATCGCGCGGTCAAGTCCGTACAGGAAGTCAGCGGCAAGGTCTTGGTACTCACGCAAGTTCATTTGCGATCCTTTTGCCAATCCACCGCACTACGGGCACGGCCCATGAGTTACCAAGCGCCTTGTACCGGGGGCCGTCAGGCGTCGGCTTACCTTTAGGTTTAATGTCGGTGTAGTCGTCAGGGAAGCCTTGCAGGCGTTCGCACTCCACAGGCGTTAGGCGGCGCACTCGCATTGATTGCGGCCCCATCACCACCGCGTGTTCGGCGTTGCTGCGCGCCAGCGTGTGGCACGGGTCGCCCGGTGTTCTGCTCTGGCGGTTGACAGGCGCAGTGATGTTGAAGAAGTCGTAGGTGACGGGTTGTTCGATAACGTCAACAAAGTGACCCCCGTTGATAGGAATCAGCGTCTCCGTTTCGGCGTCGTAGCGTTTCCCTGTCCCCGAAGTAAGGCACAGGGACAAACAAGGCACCCCCCCATTGATGTGTTGGTCTTCTAAGCCTTGCTTGTCGCCAAAATGCGCGTCTAAAGTTGTGGCTATCTCGGCGGGCCAAGTTTTAACTGGTGCAAGATATGCACCTCGTTGACTAAAAATTTCTTGATTGCTCATGCCAACACCCCCGCAATTACCCGCTTGGGTTAGTGTTGGGTGTGCAAAATCGCCATCCCAATGAGATGGGCGCTTTACACCTACGAAATGATTTCCGGCGGCACCTTCTGGTCGCCCTCCTGCACCACCGCTAAAAGCGCTTCGCGTAATTGTTCCGGCAACTTCTTGCCTCTTTTCTCTGCTCGGCGCAGTATCCCGGCGCACGCCGTCGAACTCAAAAAGAACCGCTGCGGGATCGAAGTCGTCTCTAGCACTTGCGATAACGAACACACGGCGGCGTCGTTGGGCCACTCCGAAATATTGGGCGTCAAGGATTCGCCACGCAACTGCTCTTTTGGCTCCATCAACAAAACCAGCGTTAGCCCATCGGCCCCCTGGTGGGATGAGCGCATCATCTTCACCGGCAAGCGCACCCAAAAAGCACCCAAAGGCGTTGTCTTTGGTGTTGAGGACGCCGGGGACGTTTTCCCAGAAGACAATGCTTGGGGTAGTTCTAACTGAGTCGATTGCATCGGCGATCTCGCAAAAAGTCAAAGAAAGGTTGCCGCGCGCATCGTCAAGCGAGTGACGCAAACCAGCAACAGAAAACGCTTGGCACGGTGTGCCACCGCAAAACAGATCGGGCGCTTCCACTTCACCCGATCTGATGCGATCAGGCAGGGAAGTCATGTTGCCAAGGTTGGGCACACTAGGGTAATGATGCGCCAGCAAAGCGCACGGGAACGGCTCAATCTCGGAAAGCCATGCAGCTTCCCACCCAAGCGGATGCCACGCGACCGACGCCGCTTCAATCCCGCTACAAACGCTGCCAAATTTCATCAATCTGCTCCTTGCTCCAGACGACAACGTATCGCTGGTTGAGGCGCATCATATCTTCGGCAAAAACTTTTTGCAAGGCAGACAGCCGACCGCCTTCGGTCTTGACCTCAACGAACCATGTCTCACCGTTCGGCAAGCACACAATTCGGTCGGCTACACCGGCCCTGCCGGGGCTAACGAACTTGTACGCCCGCCCTCCACACGCCTCAACACGCTTCACTAGGTATCGTTCGATGTCACGTTCAAGCATAAAAAACTTGTTGACTTGGGTTGTGGTGATGCTAGCATAGCGTCGCGGGTCATTCTCCCGTAACCACTAAAGGCAAACATGAAACTCACAATCACTCCTGAAGAAATCAACGACATTTTGCTCACTTGGGCGCAGCGCCAGTTCCCGCAGGCTGAGTTCAACACGGTCGTGATGGAGACGTACACCTACGCTCCGAACGCCACCTTCACCTTCGAGGAAAAGACCGATGAAGCACTCTAATATCGTTGGCGGCAGCACCGCCGAGCGCGTCATCAACTGCCCAGGCAGCGTCAAGTTGGTGGCGAACATGCCGCCAAAAGAGTCCAGCACCTATGCAGATGAAGGGACACTCCTTCACGATTGCATTGCTGATCTGCTGGATTTGAAGGTCAGGAGCGCCAAAGAAATGATTGGCCGTCAGTACAACGACCAGATTCTTACTGAAGAGTTGGTGGAGGAAAAACTCCTGCCAGCCCTGCGCCTGCTTAACACGATAGACCCCGAAAACGTGATGGACTTCGAGGTCGAGCAGAAGGTCGGTTTCGGCGATTTCCTGCCGGGGGTCTTCGGGCACGTTGACCTGTTGGGCGCGTTGCCCAAAACGGCGGTGATCGTCGATTGGAAATTCGGCAGCGGCGTCATGGTAGAGGCCGAGGAGAACTACCAAGGGCTGTTCTACGCTGCCGCCGCGCGGCGTACTGATTCCACCAAATGGGTCTTCAGAGGCGCTGAGAAGGTCATTATTGCGATCATTCAGCCTCCAGGCATCAAGATTTGGGAAACCACACCGGAACGGCTCGACCGTTTCGAGGCGCAGTTGGCGTCGGCTGTTGTCGAGGCGAAGTCCGACAACGCGCTAATGGCGGCTGGCAAGTGGTGCAAATGGTGCCCCGCGAAGCCAGTCTGCCCCGTGATGACCGGCGAGGTGGATCGGGTTCGGGCGGCGCAGATCGAGGCTTTACCCGCTGACCAGATCAGCGCATACTTGAAGACCGCTGACGCGCTTGAAGGGTGGATCACCGACCTTCGCGCGTTGGCGTTCACGATGCTGGAGTCGGGCGTCGAAGTGCCTGGTTACAAGTTGGTCGCTAAAAGGGCCACACGATCATGGGTGAACGAGGACGCAGCCAAGGCGCTCCTCCTCGCGCACCTTCCAGAGTCTGAGCTGGTGGAGGTCAAAATGTGCTCCCCTGCGGTGGTCGAGAAGAAGTTGAAGAAACTGAAACTTGCATTGCCAGAGGGTAGCACCGCCGCCGTCAGTTCGGGCGTTACGCTTGCAGATGTGGATGATCCACGCCCGCAAGTCATGCAACTCGGGTCGCAACTCAAGTCGGCCCTCACTAAACTTCAAGGATAAACAATCATGTTCCCAGTAGTTCAAAACGGCGGTTCAATTTCTACTATCGCCACCGCTCTCCGCACGTTGGCCCCTGCCGCCGCAACCGGCGTCGCCATCTTGAAGATGGACAAAACCGGCCATTGGGTGTTCGGCGCAGACCAGACCGAGGTCGATGCCGGTTCCCTGTGGGCGGTGAATCCGTTCTCTTTCGTCCACGGCTTTATTGCGTGGGGTGAGGGCGAAGTTCTCGGCGAGAAGATGGTCAGCATCACTCAGCCGCTGCCAGAACTCGACGCTGCGCCTCCCGGTGCAAAGCGTGGTTGGGAGGAACAGGTCGGCCTGTCCATGAAGTGCCTGTCAGGCGAGGATGAGGGTCTGGAAGTGCGCTACACCGTCACGTCGGTCGGCGGTAAGCGCGCGGTGCAGGCGATGGGCGTGAAGATCGCCGAGCGCGTGGACACTGACCCTGAGTCGCCTGTGCCTGTGGTGTCGCTGGGCAAGGAGCACTACGTCCACAAGTCCTACGGTCGCATCTACACGCCGCTGTTCGACGTTAAGAAGTGGATCGGCATGGATGGCCCTGCGCCGAAGGAAGAAGTGGCTGAAGCGCCAGCCCGTCGTCGTCGGGCAATCGCCGAGTAAAGGATCGGGGGCGCTGTTAAGCCAGCGTTCGAGGATGTCGAAGCGGGGGTTTTTCTGGCTTTCCACCCTGCCGCGTTTAAGACCAAATCGAGGCGTCCCCACCTAATATGATGGAAAACTGGAAAGACATACCCGGTTATGAAGGCCGGTATCAAGTGAGCGATCAAGGCCGCGTCAAGTCATTTTGCAGGCGCGCTGAGGGTGTACTTTTACGCCCTGGCAGGATGCCTGAAGGCCACCTATCCGTGGCGCTAGGTAAGGGTAATTCTCAAACTGTTCACAGACTTGTTTTGCTCGCGTTTGTTGGCGCTCCGCCGGAAAAACATGAGTGTTTGCACGGTAATGGTATTCCGTCTGATAACAGGCTGGAAAATTTACGGTGGGGCACGAGGGGCGAGAACATACGCGATGCATACACGCACGGCGCGAGAGACCGCGAAAAGAATCGCGCAGCGTTGGCAAAAGGCCGCGCGACAAGATGGGGTCATGTGTGACTGTACTTTTTGTGGATTTCGAGACAAAGAGCGCCTGCGACCTAAAAACCGCAGGCGTTTACAACTACGCGCAGGACATCAGCACAGAGGTTCTGTGTATGTCCTACGCTTTCGACGATGAACCTGTACAGACTTGGGTTCCTTTTTGTACAGATGCCACCGGACGTGTACAGAAAAACCCTTTTCCTGTACAGGTCGCCCAGTTCACCGGCCAGATCAGGGCGCACAACGCGGCCTTCGAGCGGCTGATCTTCTGGTACGTCCTACAGATCGAGTTCAAGTTGGAGCAGTTCTACTGCACCGCCACGCAGGCCCGCGCCAACTGTGCGCCTGGTTCGCTGGAAGACGTTGGCCGGTTCTTCGGCGCGTCGATGCGGAAGGATCACCGAGGCGCGCATCTGGTGCGGCAATGCTGCGTCCCCCCGTACAACACCGCGTTGCTGCCTGAGCTGTACAGTTACTGCGAGCAGGACGTTCGGGCGATGCGCGCCATAAGCAACGGACTGCGCCAGTTGACCGACGATGAACTGCTTGACTACCATGTCAACGAACGCATCAACGACCGAGGCGTGTTGGTCGATGTACCGCTGGCGCGCGGTGCTGTGCGGTATGCCGCGCAGGAGGTCAAGGACATCGAGCAGATCGTCGTCGAGGTGACGGGCGGCGCTGTGCCGACCGTGCGGTCGCCGAAAATGAGGGAGTGGGTCTTCGAGCGTCTGGACGAAGAAGGCCAGAAGCTGATGATGGTCGAGGGCAAGAAGTCCATCGACAAGACTGTGCGCGCCAACTTGCTCAACACCAACCTCGACTCGGATGTGCGCGAGGTCATCCAATCAGCCGACGACCTCTGGGCGTCGTCGGTCGCCAAGTTTCAACGGATGGCCGATCTGGCCGACGTTGAGGATCACCGCGTGCGCGGCGCGTTTGTCTTCGCTGGCGGTTCGGCCACCGGGCGCGCATCGTCCTACGGGCTGCAAGTCCACAACTTCGGGCGCAAGTGCCACGCCGACCCCGAGGCTGTGCGCGCGGCCATCGTCGAAGGTCGGTCGGTTGTGCCTGAGTTTGGTGTTCGCATTACGGACGTTCTGAAAACCATGCTGCGCCCCGCTATGCGCGGCCCGTTTACCGTGGCAGATTGGTCGGCTATCGAGGCGCGGCTGACGCCGTGGCTGTCTGGTGACGGTGAGGAAGTGCTAGACGTGTTCCGCGCGGGCGGTGATATTTACGTCAACGAAGCCATGAAGATGTTTGGGCGTGTAACCCCCGAGCTACGCCAGATCGGCAAGGTCGCCGTCCTCGCTTGCTTTGGCCCACAAACCCAAGTGTTTACAAACAACGGGCTGAAGGCTATAGTGGAGGTTCAATCAACAGACCTTTTATGGGATGGGCAATCATGGGTGACGCATCAGGGAGTGATTTCAAAGGGGCTTCGACAGACTATCAACGTGTGCGGCGCGGAAGTAACGCCGGAACATTTGATAAGAACCCAGCAAACTTGGCTTCCGGCGAAGCAACTCGTTTCAAACAAACGATTGTTGACCCAAGCATTGGGAGTCGGTTCGGCCAACTTACCTTATTGGGCGTTGAAATCCGCAAACATGGCGCATCCAAGCAGCGCATGGCACAGGTTCAATGCGATTGCGGCGCTGCGCCACATTTTGTTTACATTTACAACCTTCTTAAAGGCGCGTCTACACGATGCCCTACTTGTGCAAAAGCAGCGTCTGGCTATTGGCGCAAAGATTTTTTCAAGTATGCCGACGCTTGCCCCGATGACGCGCATCGTCGGCGGTTGCTTAACCGCTTGTCGGCTTGCAAGAATAGATGCCACAACCCAAAAGACAGCGTCTACGCGAACTACGGTGGGAGGGGCATCACATTGTATGAGCCTTGGCGCGTCGATAAGGCCGCGTTTCTCCGTTACGTTCTTACGTTGGACGGGTGGGATCAGCCTTACCTTGAATTGGATCGCATCAACGTGGACAAAGGGTACGAACCAAACAATCTTCGGTTTGTCACTCGCAAAGAAAACGTGCGAAACAGGCGATGTGTTCAAGAAATGCAGCAGCGAATTATCGAGCTTGAAGCCCGTATTCGACATTTTGAACAGCGGCCCAAGGAATCAATTCACGATCCTGACTGACGCTGGCGCGCTGATCGTACACAACTGCGGCTTCGGCGGTGGGCATAACGCCTTTGCTGCTATGGGCAGGGCTTACAACGTCAAGATGTCCGAAGCCGAGGCACGCCAGACGGTCGAGGCGTGGCGCAGGGCGAACCCTTGGGCTGTGCGCTACTGGTCTGATCTTGAGTGGGCCTACAACGCCGCCATGCGGAACCCAGGCGAACACATCAAAGTCGCCCGTGTGACCTACTGTTTCAACGGGCAACACCTATGGTATTCGCTGCCTTCGGGGCGTATTCTCTGTTACCCGTTTGCCAAGATCGAGGAAGACGGCATCACCTACGCGAAGGCCGCGTGGAAGCCCGCCCAAAATGCAACAGAGTGGCCGCGCGCGAAGTTGTGGAAGGGTTTGGCCTGCGAGAACATTACCCAAGCGACCGCCAACGATTTGTTGCGCCACGCGCTGCGCCAGATCGACAACGTGGTGCTGCACGTTCATGACGAAATAGTGGTCGAGGGCGACTGCCCCGACCTCGAACGGATTATGTGTACCCCGCCCGCGTGGGCGGCGGGTCTGCCTCTGAAAGCAGAAGTCAAAAAAATGGAGAGATACGGCAAATGATTGAATATCTGAGTTCACTCGCTACCGAAGGCGAAACTTTCCTGATTGTCAAGCAAAAGCCCAAGGGTGAAGCGTTCACCTACCCGGCGTTCTTGCCCCGTAAGTACACGCCAGGCGGCGCATGGTACGGAAACACCGGCTCTTTCATCATCGACCGCTTCCGCGATGGTCATGTCTCAGCCAGCAGCGCGAACATCGAACACGTTCTGTGCATGGTGTTAGATGACGTTGGAACCAAAAGCAAAACGCCCCCGTTGTCTCCGACTTGGATCATGGAGACAAGCCAAGGAAACTTTCAGTTGGGCTACACCTTCGCCGTACAGCCGACAAAGCATGAGTTTGCCGCAGCCATTATCGCCATCGCCGCTGCGGGATATACCGATCCAGGCGCGATCAACCCCGTGCGGAATTTTCGCCTCCCCAATTCTGTCAATCACAAAAATGGTTTCGAGTCTCGATTGGTCGAATTCCACCCAGAGCGCGAATACACCTTAGAGGAAATCTGCGAGGCGCTCGAAGTGACGCCCGCCGAATGTGGCAACGGCAGCGTGGCAAATGTGGCGATAGACGCCGCCCCCGACGATGTTGTCGAGTGGCTGGCCGGTCGCGGTGAGGTGTTGGAACAGGGGAATTCGAGCGGCTGGTGGGGCATCAAGTGCCCCAACAGCAACGAACACAGCGACGGCCAGATCGGCGCGCGTTATCTGCCCACCTCGCGCGCGTTTGCGTGTTTTCATGGGCATTGTCAGGATTTAGGGTCAGAACAATTCTTGGCTTGGGTCGCGGCCGAAGGTGGCCCCAAGCACTCGCATGGGCTGCGGTCTGAACTGATCGCCACCATCATGCAGTCGGTGACCGAAAAACTGAACCCGACACCAGCCTTCCCCGACGCCGCCGCCAAGCAGATAGCGCAAGTCGAGGCGCGCGAACTGGGCCGCATCGATAAGGCAGATTGGTGGGATAAGTGGGCGTACATCCAAGACGATGACGCCTATTTCAACATGGATGATCGCCGCGCGATGACGCGCAGCACGTTCAACGCCACCTACCGCCACGTCGGCTGTTTGTCTATTCACAACGGAAGAAAGATAGAGGCATCTGTGTCTTATGACGAAAATCGCCAAGCGAAGGGCGCAAAAAGTTTGAGCGGCATTACATACGCCGCAGGCAGTTCGGTCTTGGTCACCCGCGAGGGGTTGGTTTACGGGAATCGATGGCGCGATCAGCGCCCCCCTGCTGTGCCAGGC